GTCGTTGCTCTTTGTATGTTTATAGCAGGGGAGTTAAAAGAGCATAGAATACAACAATCAATGAGTGATTGTTTAAAAGGAAAACGTCTTGCAGAACGTAATCAAAATGTTAATGTTCAGTACATGTGTGGTAAGGTACAAGCAGAATTAGAAGACAATATTGATGGTTCTAAATCAATTAAAAAAATTATTACAGAAAAATGAAGAAAAATTGTAAACAATGTAAAAAAGAGTTTGAAGCTAAAGAAGAATTAGATTTATTCTGTAGCCAAGACTGTAAGGAAGAAGCTCTAGCTGATCTTGACAATGACAGCGATGAGTGTTTAAGCTGTCAATAATGAATCTTTCAAGAAATTTCTCCCTTCAGGAACTTATCAAGTCTGATACTGCAATACGTAAAGGTATCAATAACAATCCTAACTCAGGTCAAATAGAAAAACTAAAAGCACTTTGTGAAAATATTTTGCAACCTGTCAGGGACCATTTCGGAAGAGTAAAAGTGACATCAGGATTCCGTAGTGAAGATTTATGTCTTGCTATTGGATCAAGTCGAAACAGCCAGCATGCTAAAGCTGAGGCCGCAGACTTCGAATGTGTTGGAGTTGATAACGCTGAAGTTGCTGATTGGATTAAAATGAACCTTGAGACAGATCAGTTGATCCTCGAGTTCTACACGCCTGGCGAACCTAATTCGGGATGGATACACTGTAGTTGGATACCTGAAGGTAGACGTGAGCAATTTATGCACGCATACAAATCAGAAGGTAAAACAAAATACAAACCTATAATTGGTAAAGCAAAAGATATAATATAATGGTAATAGGAAGATCACAAATATCTAAACAAATAGATGGTAAATTAGGTGACCCAAAAAAGAAAAATAAAGAAAAAAAGAAGTCTCAAGTTAAGAAACCTAATCGCAAAAACGCTCTTTCAAGGACATTTACTGTTTAAGCCAAAAGTGGTACAATCAAATAAGTTGTACAACCGCAAAAAGGATAAGTATAAAACTTACAATGCGGCCGCTAAAATGGAGGAATAATGGCAAAAAAAATGAAAAAAGGAAAAGGTCCTTGTTGGGAAGGTTATGAAATGGTTGGAACTAAGATGAAGAATGGTAAAAAAGTACCTAACTGTGTTCCAATGAAAAAAAGAAGTTCAGGATCTCCTAAAATGGGTGAATACATTGGTTCTCATATTAAATCAGAAGTTGGAGAACAAATGGTTTCTAATAAATCTTACGAGAATTATTATAAAGATATTTTATAATGGATTACGCATCTAAATATTATAAGAACGCAAGTTCTGAAAACAAAAAGAAATTTAATAAGATAGTAAATGATTTAAGAACAGACATGTCTTTAGATTCTGCTGTTAGTGAAGGTTTAAGAAAAATAAGAGAAGAAATTAGAAATACATCTGGAGGAAAAAAATATAATACAGGTGGGGGTGTTCATTTAGACGATGATAGTACAGTACCATATAAACCAAAAACAAAAACAGGTCCAATTAAAGGTGGTAAAACTCCTGCAATACCTATTGATGATTTTATGAAATTTAAAAAATATGAAAAAAAAATAATAAAAAGTGCTTCTAAGGGAGGTATAATATTAACCAAGGATAATTACTATAAGGATATATTATAATGGCAAGTTCTGGGACTACAGCGTTTGATTTAAATATAGATGAAATTATAGATGAAGCTTATGAAAGATGTGGTTTATCTACAGATTCAGGGTATGATTTAAAAAGAGCTAGAAGAAATTTAAATATATTATTTTCTGAGTGGGGTAATCGTGGATTACATCTTTGGAAAGTAAAAAATAAATCACAAGAATTAACTGCAGGAACTTTTGAATATACTACACCGAGCGATTGTAGTGATGTGTTAGAAGCTTATATATCTACAACATCGGGAACTACTGCTGATACTCAAGACGTTTCTATAACTAAAATTGACAGATCTACTTACGCTGCATTACCTAATAAAGGTAATGTAGGTCAGCCCTCTCAATACTATGTGGAAAGACATATCACTCCTAAAATTTATTTATATCAAGCACCTAACAAAACAACATATACACATTTAAAATATTATTATATTGGAAGAATAGAAGATGCAGGAGGATATACAAATACTCCAGATGCTCCTTATAGATTTTTACCTTGTATGGTTGCAGGTCTTGCATATTATATTTCTTTTTTAAAAGCTGCAGATAGAACTCAAATGTTAAAAATGGCTTACGAAGATGAAATGAAAAGAGCATTAGATGAAGATGGTTCTAGAACTTCTTTATATATTTCGCCACAAACTTATTTTGGAGATGGAGTATAATGGGTAATTACGCATCAGGAAAAAATTCAAAAGCAATTTCTGATAGATCAGGTATGGCTTTTCCTTATCAAGAAATGGTAAGAGAATGGACTGGAGCGTTAGTTCACATATCAGAATTTGAATCTAAACAACCTCAAATAAGAAGAAAAACTATAAAATCAGATGCGATAGCACTACAAAATACTAGAAGTCAAGATTTTACATTACAATCAGGAGGTGCTAGATTTACAACAATAGACTTATCTTTACCAGGTGTTTTTAGTTTTGAATCTTCTGGAATGCAACCAGATAATTCTGCAGAACAAAACAGACAAAGACAATTAATAAGTACTACAGGTACTATAACAGTGAGTATTACATAATGGCTATAACACATTCAGATTTTTTAACACAAGTAAGAAACTATACTGAAGTAGATAGTAATGTTTTAACTGATTCTATTATTGATGGTTTTATTAGATCAACAGAGTTGAATGTTGCAGGCCAAGTAGATTATGATGATTTAAGAAAATACTCGACTTCTACATTTACATCAGGAAACAGATACGTTTCATTACCTGCAGATTGTATGATTATCAGATCAATACAAGTGATAAATGGTTCTGATAGAACTTTTTTAGAACGTAGAGACACTAGTTTTATATCTGAATACAACAGCGGTGGTACTACAGGGGAGCCTAAATTTTGGGCAAATTGGGATGATTTTAATGTACTAGTAGCACCAACTCCGAATTCAGCTTACACAATTCAAATTAATTTTATTAAAGATCCTCCACATTTTAATAGTTCAACAAACACTTTTTTGTCTACTTATCAAGAACCTATGTTATTACATGGTGTCTTAACAGAAGCTTTTTCTTATCTTAAAGGACCTCAGGATCTTTACACGTTGTATAAAAGCAAGTATGATGAAGAAATAAAGAATTTTGCCCTTCAACAAATGGGTAGAAGAAGACGAGGAGAATACGATAGTGGGGTACCTAGAGTTCAGATACCTTCACCATCACCATAAAATTATTAAGGAGAATAAACTATGGCAATAACAACAAACGCAATTTGTAATTCGTTTAAAAAACAATTACTTGGTGGCGAACATGATTTCGACACATCATCAGATACGTATAATTTAGCAATGTATACTTCAGTTGCAACATTAGGTGCGTCAACAACTAACTACGCAACAACAAACGAAGTTTCATCACCATCAGGATATTCTGCTGGTGGAAAAGCTTTAGTAAACCAAGGTGTAAAAGTATCTTCAGGTGTAGCTATCACTAACTTCGCTGATTTATCTTTCACAGGGGTTACTTTAACTGCAAGAGGAGCTTTAATTTATAACACAACTACTGACGGTGGTACAAATACTACTGATGCAGTTGCTGTATTAGATTTTGGTGGAGACAAGACTGCAACATCTGGAACATTTACGATCCAGTTCCCTGCATTCACAACATCTGCTGCAATTTTAAGAATTGCATAATAAATAGGAGTTAAAATGGCTTTGGTAGTAAACGATAGAGTAAAAGAAACCTCTACCACAACAGGTACAGGTACATTTGATTTAGCAGGAGCGGTATCCGGTTTTGAATCGTTCGTTGCAGGTATTGGTAATTCTAATACCACTTATTACGCTATCGTTAACGAAAACGGTGAGTTCGAAGTTGGTCTTGGAACTGTAACCGATGCAGCTACAGACACTTTATCAAGAGATACAATTATATCTTCATCTAACAGTGACTCTGCAGTAAACTTCGGTGCAGGAACAAAAAATGTTTTCTGTACTTTACCTGCTTCCAAAGCTGTTATCCTAGATTCAAGTGGAAACATTGTTACAAACAATGGAAGTAACTTAACAGCTTTAAACGCAACACAATTAACTTCAGGCACAGTACCTGACGCAAGGTTTCCTGCAACACTTCCTGCACTTAACGGAAGTGCATTAACAGATTTAGAAGCAACAAACATAGCAACAGGTTTAGTTCCAACTGCAAGACTAGGAACCGGTACAGCTTCTTCGACAACTTTTTTAGCTGGAGACCAAACTTACAAAACTATTACTGCGGACATTACAGCAGTTACAGCAGGCGATGGTTTAACAGGTGGTGGATCTTCTGGAGATGTTACTTTAAACGTTGGGGCCGGAAACTTAATTGATGTTCAAGCAGATCAAATAGATGTTGATCTTTCAGAATTAACTACATCTACATCAGACGCTGATGGAGATTTTTTTGCTGTAGTTGATGCAGCAAACGCACAAAAAAAATTAACTAAAGGTAATATTAATATATCAGGATTTAATAATGACAGTGGGTTTATTGATGGATCTGCTTTAAATGCTTCTAATCTAAGTTCAGGGACTGTTCCTGACGCAAGGTTTCCAGCGACTTTACCAGCTTTAAATGGAAGTGCTTTAACAAATTTAGATGCAGCTAATTTAGCGACTAATTTAGTTCCAACCGCAAGACTAGGTACAGGAACAGCTTCCTCTACAACTTTTTTAGCAGGAGATCAAACCTATAAGACTATTACTGCAGATATTACTTCTGTTGTAGCAGGATCTGGTTTAACAGGTGGCGGAACTACAGGTGATGTTACTTTAAATGTTGGAGCAGGTACAGGTATTGATGTTGCAGCAGATACAGTTGCTGTTGATGTATCAGACTTTATGACCAATGGTTCTAACAACAGAGTTGTAACTGCAACTGGTACAGATGCCATGAACGCTGAAGCGAATTTAACATTTGATGGTTCTACCTTAACTGTAACTGGTGCCGCTTCTGTTGCAGGGCATATTACTCCAGGGGCTAATGACACTTACGACTTAGGTGCATCAGGAAATGTATGGAGAAACATATACACTGGTGACTTACATTTATCTAACGAAGCAAAAGATGAAGGTAATGCTATTGATGGTACAAAAGGTAATTGGACAATTCAAGAGGGTGCTGAACATTTATATATTTTAAATAATAAGTCTGGTAAAAAATACAGATTTAAATTAGAAGAGATGTAATGATATTTAATTTTGACAAAAAACATTATGATAGTGAAAAGTTATCTGATCAAGGTAAAGTGTATTTACAAAAATTACAAAACATCGTTGTAAAGAAAAATCAATTAAGTTTAGAATTTAATGATTGTGAAGTTTTACAAAAACACTACTCTGATCTAATTAGCAAAGAACTTCCAGAGGAAGAAAAAACTACCTCTGAAATGTTAAAAGAAGGATTCGATCAAGAACAAAAAGGAGCCTAGTCTATGGCTTTTGGTATAACCGCATATTCTGAAGCGGCCTTTTCAGCAGAAGATAATAACGCCATTGCTTATCCTCAAGGCAGTGTCCTTACAGGATCTATGGGTGAAGAGTCTAATACAGGTAATGCTAATGTAGATGTTACAGGTGTTCAAGCAACTTTATCCAACGCGGGAGCTGTTGCCGGGTCTTCTGTATTAGTTAGTGTAACCGGTTCTCAATTAACCTCATCAATTGGTGAAGAAGATATTAATGTAGGTGTTCCTGTTACAGGTTCTCAGTTATCTATTACAAACAAAACTTCTACTCAAGATACTTTGACTGCTTTTGGAGAATCTCCTTTTGCAACATTAAGTCCTAGTACCTTCAATATACCAAGCGTTCAAATTGAAGCAACAACAGGTGCGGGACAACTTCCAAGCTTCTTACTTCAAACAACTCTTGGAACTTTCTCAGTTACAGCAGATGGTAATGTTTCAGTAGTTGTCACTGAACATACAATGAATACTTCTGTTGGAGATGTAGATATTACTGGTGTAGCAAACGTTTCAGTTACTGGTTCAGAAATGACCATGACGTTAGGTGATGAGTCTGCATTTACAGATCATACTGTTGAAGTTACTGGTCAAGAACTAACAATGTCTATGGGAGAAGAAGTTCCCACAGCAGATGCTAATGTTTCTTTAACAGGAATTCAATTAACAAGTTCTATTGGAGATGTAGAACAAGAAACTAGGTATGCCGTTACAGGTGTTCAAATGTCCACTTCTGTAGGATCCATTACAGTAACAGGAAACGCTACTATAGATGTTACTGGAATTCAATTACAAACAAATACAGGAAATCCAAATATTACAGCTTGGGCCGAAATAAATCCAGGAGTGTCTAACGTTTGGACTGAGGTTGATAAAGCAGCTTAGAGAGGATATAATAATAACATGTCATCAACATATACTGATCTCGGAATAGAACTAATGGTTACAGGTGCCAATGATGGTACTTGGGGAACTAAAACAAATACAAATTTAGAAATCATTAATCAGATACAAGGTTATGTAAATAAATCTATTGCAGGTGGTGCGCAAACTACAGCCTTGTTAATATCTGATGGAACAACAGCTTCTTCTGATGCAAGAAATTTGATTATAGAATTATCAGGTACAATTACAGGAAATCAAATTGTTACAGTACCTGACAGCATAGAAAAATCTTATATTGTTTATAATAATACTACTGGAGCATTTACTGTTGAATTTAAAACAGTTAGTGGAACTGGTCCTACGTTTTCGACTACAGATAAAGGAGTAAAAATTCTTTATAGTAACGGTACAAATATTATTGATGTAAATGCAAATTTTAGCGGCCTAACAGTTTCAGGTAATATTGTACCAGGCACTAATGATATTTACGATTTAGGTGCCGTTGGAAACGTATGGAGAAATGTCTATACTGGGGATTTACACTTAAATAATGAACATAAAACAGAGGGTAATATCGTTGACGGATCAAAAGGTAGCTGGACTTTACAGGAGGGTGCTGACGATATATACTTAATTAACAACAAATCTAAGGAAAAATTTAGATTAAAGTTAGAAAAAATTTAAAGGAGATTCATAATGGGACTATTTTCAGGTGGAACAGAAATCATAAACAATGGAGAGCTGTTAGAAGGCGGTATTCCTACAGCAACTATTGTTCCATGGACAGACTCATCAGTTCCAACAGGATTTTTAGAATGTAATGGTGCAGCTGTTTCAAGAACAACTTACTCTGCATTGTTTGCAATTATAGGTACAACTTATGGAGCTGGTGATGGTTCATCAACTTTTAATGTACCAGACTTACAAGACAACGTACCAGTTGGAAAATCAAATAATAAAGCTTTAGCATCATCTGGCGGAGCCAACACAGTTCAATCTACTGGAAACGTTGCTGGTTCAACAGCTAATGCTACATTATCAGAAGCACAACTAGCATCTCACGACCACTCTTTTAATGTAACTGCCCCTATTGCACCATCAGGAGGAGGTAACGTTAGTCATGGTTTTCCTCAACCTTCTGGTACTATTAACGTAAACAATGCAGGTTCAGGTAGTGGTCACTCTCACAACATGAGTGCTAACTTTGCTGGAGATGCAACTTCGGTTATTCAACCTTATTTAACAGTAATTTATATAATTAAGACGTAGGAGAAAAAATGGCAACAAATGCAACATGGACAGTGGTATTCGGAGACAAAATAATTATTAAACAAAGTGGTGATGCTGCTGGAACTGGATATAGAATTTCTGATGATGATTTTTGGGGATCAGCTAAATGGAATAACATTTGGGCTATTCAATATGGAACATCTAATCCAAATGATACTGTAGAATATAAGGACGAAACTCCTCACTCTACTTGGGAAGATGCCGATTTAGGAGACTTTTCAACTCAATTTATTTCAAAATGGGATGCAGCTCATTTAGCAAAATTACAAAATGATTGGGATAACGACAATTTAGTTGATGAAGAAGGTAATTCTACAGAAACTGAAGCTGAAAAAATTGTTAGACTAGGCTCAAGACCTACATCATACACATCTTAATCAACAGCGGTTAAATTAAAAGCGTAACAAATTCTTTTTTCTTTTCTTTTTTCAGGTAAAACATAGTGAAGCAAATCAGAAGGAAATATTAAATAATCAAATAATTTAGGTTTTACTTCAAAAGTATCACTACCTTTTGAAAAAATAATATTATTATTTGCAGCTGATAAATAAAGAACACCGGCATATCTAATATCATTTCCTGTATGATAGTGAGGTTTATTGTAAGAGTTGTTTTCTAACACGTTTAACCAACTGTAAATAATTTTAACATAATAAACATTATTTAAATAATTATTTATAAATTTATTTAAATCTTTTTTACCTTCAAAAGTTTCGTGATATTGAAATCCACTTACACAAGAAATGTGGTCTTCTGTATTATAATTTTCTTCTACAAATTTTAATACTTTTTTATATATATCGATTGGAATAGGTAGTTTTCCATGAGACACACGGACAGTAAATAAATTATAAGTATTTATCATCTTAATAACATCCAAGAAGTTAAAATATACTTTTCTCCAGATAAAGGAGGATTTCCTCTATGTACATACGGAAAAGCTGCTGGCCAAATAACAACTCTTCCTGTTTTAGGTTTAACTCTTTTTGAAAAATGTAAAAATTCTGTTTCTCCACCTTCTTCTACATCATTTAAATATATAGAAAAAACAAAAGCACGTGGCTCATTAGCATATCCTTTTCCATGTTCTATATGCCAAACATGATAACCTTCTGTAGGTAAAGTTTTTTGTATTTTTAAGTCTGTAAAATGAAAAGGAACTCCATAAGCATCACCTGCTCCAGTGTTTTGAATATAATGATTCCATGCTAAATCAAAATTTAGCATCATTGGTTTTAAAGACTCCCACCATACATTTAAATTAAAAGGCGCTGCAAAAAACTGTTGGTCTTGTTTTTGTAAAATAGGTGCTTTTTCTCCACCTATTCTATTTACTGTATTATTAAATTTATTTTGATCTTCATATAATTTAATAGCTTTTTCACATTCTTGTTCAGTGATGTAATTATCATAGATACCTATAAAATTATTTATGTTAACTATTTTTTCATTCATTTATTTTATTTCTTTATATTGAGCTAAAAAAGAAAATCTTTTACTTTTGTTGTCATCACTCCAAATTAACGGGCTATGAAATGCTGAGGATTCCCAAAAAATTGCCCTATTTTGTTTAAATCCTACGTGTGTATTTAATTCACACTTACCATTACCTTTTTTTACATAAAAACCAGTTCCTCTGTGCAAACCTTCATCTCCTCTTATATAAATTATAATTTGATGTGAAGTATTTTCTCCTTTGTCACAATGGACCATTGGAGTAGTTCTTGCTACCATAGTATATGCACTGTAACATTCTTTAAGTTTTTTGTTATATAGTTTTTCACATTTTTTTCTTATATGTTCTGATATTTCTTTTTCAACAGTTGTTCCATAAAATAAATGTGTTTTATTTTTTAATTTTGTTTCAATAGTATAATTATAATCTTGACTATATCCGTAAAATGCAATTTTATTATAAATTGATTCATATAATTTTTTATCTAAAAAATTATCTTTAATATTAATATCAAATCCTTCTTTCATTTATTTAATAAACATTTGTATTGAAACTCTTGGTATGATTGGACTTAACACAGGATTAACTTTATGTTCAAGTGGAGATTTTATTATCAATAAAGAATTACCTACTACAGGTATATACCCATGACCATTTTCTGAGTTAAACATTAATTCCCCGCCAAATTGAAAATTCCATCTATTATTAATATAATATGTTGCTCCGTATGTCCAACCGCTATCATCATGCCAATTAATACCTGCTCCTTTTTCCATATAATGAATATTACTAGTAATATCTTTAAAATCTTTTAATTGATAAAATTGATTGTGATGCGTTAAAGTCTTTAATTTTTCAAACGGTGGATAATTTGATACACCTACTCTTTTTGGAGGAACTATGTTATTAATTAATTTCTCTGACCATAAACCTTTAGAAGTATGCAAATTAATACTTTTACGTTCTTTAAATATAGAATTATGAATTACTTTATAAGTAGAATAATCTAAAAAATTTTGTATGTAATAAAGTTTATCAGGGATTGAATATATTAATTTCATTATTTTTTTAAGAAACAATTTATTGAATATCTAGTGCCTTTTGTTACAGGTTCAGTCCCATGAATCCAAATAGGCTCTGCGGGAAAAAACATTGCGTCTCCTGTTTTAAAAGATTCTTTTATTAAACCATTAAAAAATCTAAACTCACCTCCTTCATAATCTTGATTTAAATTTAAAGTGCAAGAAGCTCTTATATCTCCTCCAACATCACTATGATCTTCAATACATTCTCCTTCTTTATATTTTAAAATACGAATATTATCTGTTCTGTTAATACAATGATTATCAAAAGTAGTGCATATATTTTTTTGAATATATAAAACATAATTAGATATCATTATTGATATATACATTTTAGAAATTTCTAAAGCTTCTTTTATATCTTTATTAGGATTATAAATTCGTGATAAATTTAAACATTTAAAATTATCTAATTTAGTTTTTTTATCTTTATACTTATAACTTTGTTCTGAAGTTGACAATTCAGAATATTTTTCGAAAGTTTTAATTAGTTTTTGACATACATTTTTAGGGACTAATCCATTGATTCTATACTTTAAATCTAATATTTTATGGTCAAATGTTTTAATCATGGTGTATATATATAATTTATTTCACTGTTCTGCAGTGTCCACATAGCGTCATCAAATGTTTCAACTATTGGATATCCTTTTAAATTAAAAGAAGTATTAAGTAATATAGGCACACCTGTTTTATTATAGAATAATTTTATAAGATCATAATAATTTTTATTTTGTTCACGTTTTAAAGTTTGGAACCTACAAGTATTATCAACATGTACGCACGCAGGGACTTCATTAATTGCTTTTTGTTTAGCATCAATTGCAAATGTCATATAAGGAGATTCATCTAAACCATGCATGTTCAAATAATCATCTTTGTGCTCGTACAGTATTGTTGCAGCCGTAGGTCGCCACCACTGTCTACCTTTTATTTTGTTAACTATTTCTTTTGCATTTTTATTTCGTGAGTCAAATAGCATAGATCGATTACCTAAAGCTCTTGGACTCCATTCAGAGTGTCCTTGAAATATAACAACTATTTGTTGATCTAATATTTTTTCCACAGCTTCTTCTTTATGTTTAATAATATATATCATAGGCTGCTACTCCTACTGCAGTTCCTCCATCATGAGCAATAGGATCCACAAAAAAATTTAATTTAGGGAAATGTTTTACTAACTTAAAATTGTTAGAACAATTTAAATGATATCCTCCCGATAGTACAATATTTTTACAGTCATTATAGGTCATTGCTTTTTCAATTAATTTTATTCTTTCCTGTAAAGTTTCCTCTTGTGCTTTATGTGCGAGTTCCAAAACATTTTTATCTAAATTTGTATTTGTATTTCTATATGCAGCTATACCCATTAATTGTCCTTCTTCGTGTTCTTTAAAACCTGCTTCTTCTCTATATTTTAAATATTTATAACCACCACATTTTTCGTTGCTTAATTTAATATCTATGTTTTCTTTTTTAATATATACATTTTCCTTTTTAAAATTATAAAAAAAATCATGTTTGGCCATTGAATAATGCTTATAGAGAGGTTTTACTTTATTATCTTTTATGTAAAAAATAGATTCTATTAATCTAAATAGTTCAAAATTAACATCAGTAAAATATTCACCACCTCCATCACAAATTAAACATAAAGCTTCTTTAAATTTACTAAAATATAAACCGGATACTGCATGAAACATATGATGTTGACGATTATAAAATTTAAAATCCTTACACCTTAATTGTTTTAAAATGTTATCAATGTAAGATTTATCTACTAAAATATTTCCTCTATCAAAAGAAACAAAAACTACTTTATCAAAAACAACATCTTTAAATTTTTTCAAAACTTTGTATTCATATTCTTCTTTAATAGGACTAGGAGGTTCAAAATTTTTAATTTTATTAAACCTGTCTTCTTCATAATATTGTTTTAATATGTTATCTTCAAAATAAGAAAACGAGCAGTTATGTGAAATATTTACCCCTAATGTCTTTTTCATTTATGCTTCATGTTAAATTTTTTAATATATTTTTTTTTAAAGTGCTGAAGGTAAGATTAGGATACATATTGTTTTTTTGTTTAAAATTTAATTTAATTTTATTTTCACATAATGGTGTCAACAAAAATAAAGCTTCTCCTTTTTTTAAATGTAACTCATTTTGATTTTTTTTAATTGGTATAAAAAAATTAATATCTCTCTTATATTTTGAATTAATTATACCAGAAAGAATATTTAAATTATTAAAATGATAACATGATGGTGACATAAATAAAGAAACATTTGAATCAATTGTAAACGGTAGATTAATTTTTAATATAAATTTATATTCTTTACTATTTACGTAAGATAATAATTGTTCATTAGAATGAACATAAGCTACATTTAAATTAGTTTGCCCTGCTTTCTGACTTACAATTTTATTGTTATCAAACTCAATGTATAAATCAAAAGGTAAAGTTACTAACAAAGATCTTTTATAAAGGTTTATAAACCCAGGGCATGATTTTATTGTGCCTGTAGTAGGGTTAAATTTTTTTAAAATAGGATTAAATAAATGTTTAGGAATAGATTTAAAATAGTTCGGAAAATTGTGTGGTATTTTTTTAATCATATCCACAGCATCTTCTTTCTTTAAAATTTCTGAGTATTCTATGTTTACTTTCTTTCCAAATACGTTCATTTTGCGACTTTTGTTCCCTATAAACTAATATATAAATAATTATATGCTACAAAAATTAAATTTCAAACTTAGTTTTGAGACCCCTTTAATACTTTAATATCCTGTTGTATAATAGCATATGCCTTTAACAAATGTACAAATAGCACCAGGATTTAACAAACAAGTGACAGAAACCGGAGCAGAAGGTCAATGGACTGATGGAGATTTTGTAAGATTTAGATACGGTTCTCCTGAAAAAATTGGTGGTTGGGAACAGATTACATCAGATACTTTAGTTGGAGCCGTGAGAAAACAACTAGTGTGGGCTGATTTGGATGGAAGAAGATACGCAGCTTTAGGAACTAATAAAGTTTTATTAATTTATTATGAAGGTGGTTTTTATGATATCACTCCACTAGGTACAGCTTTAACATCATGTACTTTTGATGCAACAAACACATCTACAACAGTTACAGTAAATAAAGCAGGACACGGTTTAGAACCTGGAGATTTATTTACTTTTACATCAGTAACCCCTCCTTCAGGTACGGGATATCTTGCAGCTGATTTTGAAACAAATACCTTTGAAGTTATTACCTCTGCAACAAATGAATTTACAATCACCATGGCAACGGCTTCATCAGGAACTACATCGGGCACCGGATCAGCAACTGTAAATCCATATATCAAACCAGGGCCCTTAAACGCTACAGCAGGTTATGGTTGGGGAACAGGTACGTGGGGGCGAGGCACTTGGGGTTCTGCAGCAACTACATCTAGTACAGTTTTAGATCCGGCTTCTTGGTCATTAGATAATTTTGGTCAAGTTTTAATTGGAACAATAAAAAATGGAAAAACTTTTTCTTGGAACCCCATAAACGCAGATGCAAATGCTCTAACAACAAGAGCAGTAATTGTAAGTAATGCACCAACAAAATCGGTAATGTCTATTGTGTCAGATAGAGATAGACATTTAGTATTACTTGGAACAGAAACAACTATTGGAGATGATAGTACACAAGATAAAATGTTCATTAGATTTTCTGATCAAGAGAATATATCTGATTATGCACCAACCTCAGTTAATACTGCGGGGACTTTTAGGTTAGACTCTGGAGTAAAAATCGTAGGAGCTGCAAAAGGTAAAGATTACATTTTAATTTTAACAGATACTTCTGCATATGTTATGCAGTTTGTAGGTCCTCCATTTACTTTTTCTATTAGACAGGTTGGAAGTAACTGTGGGTTAATTGGACAGCATGCATTACATTACGTAAACGGAAGAGTTTGGTGGATGGGACAAGCAGGAGGTTTTTTTGTTTTTGATGGAACAGTTAAATCAGTTCCATGTTTAGTTGAAGATTTTGTATTTACTAATACAGGAAATAATTTAGGAATTAACTATAGCGCAGGAGAACAAGTATACGCAGGTCTTAATCATTTATATGAAGAAATAAATTGGTTTTATCCTAAGAATGGATCTGAACTAGTTGATAGAGTAGTGACATACAATTACACTGAGAACGCTTGGACAACAGGTTCTTTAGCAAGAACTTCTTTTCACGATGCAACCTTATTTGACAATCCTTATGCAACAGAGTTTGATAGCACAGCAGTTCCAACGTTTCCTACTATTCAAGGAGTTACAAATACAAATGGTGCTTCGACTTATTATGCTCATGAGGTGGGTGTAAATCAGGTCGATAGTGTAGGTAACAAAACGGCTATACCTGCATTTATTCAATCAGGAGATTTTGATTTAAGTGTTGGGGGTGATGGAGAATTTTTTATGAGTATGAGAAGATTTATCCCTGATTTTAAAAGACTTGTTGGTAATGCGCAAATTACAATCAATTTGAGAAATTATCCAACAAGCACAGCAGCAAGCTCACCTTTAGGACCATTTACAATTACAAGCTCTACTGATAAGGTGGATACACGTGCCAGATCTAGATTTGCTAGTGTAAAGGTAGCTAATCTTTCAACAGATCAAAGTTGGAGATATGGCACGTTTAGAGCTGACATACAACCAGATGGAATGAGGGGTTAATGGATCCTATAACACAAAGAATATTAGAGCAACAAAGAGCCATAACACAAGATCCTAACTTTAGTGGCTATGAACCATCTAATATAAATGGCATTGCAGCTATTAACACTGCACCCGTTAATGAAAACCTCATAGTTGAAGATAATCTTGTGGGACAAACACCACCAATAGATGTTAAGGGGTTAGCAAAGAATGTTGGTAAAAAATTAGTCACAGATTTTGCTGTTAGAAAATTAGGACTTGATGGATTAAAAGGTAATATTTTTAAATCAGTAATTGGAGGAAATGCAATTGGTTTTTCAAATCCTCTCACAGCAGCCTTTACAGTAGGTTCCATGTTACCAGATTCAGTAAAAGGAATCGCTGGTATCTTAAGAAACAATAGAGCACAAAAAGCTATTGAAAGAGATATTATCAGAGACATGCAAGGACAAATAACTACAAGTAATCCACGTATTACAAACATGCAACCTACCAATCAAGATAGAGGTAGAAATGATAGACCAGGAGGAGCAAACAACACAGCATCAAGTAGTCCATCTAGAGGTACAGGTGGTTTTGATTCTTCGGAGCGAGGAGCAGCATTACATGGCTAGAGTAGATATAATAATACCTGAACCCACTCCTCAGTACACTGAAGAAAACCAAAGACAGGTAACACAGTCTTTACGAACGATGCAAGATAAGTTAAATACATCTTATCAAGAAGACTTAAAACAAGAAGTTGAGAGGATGAGTTGGTATAGTATAAGGTTTGGTTGCTAATGAGTTCATGTAATAATGTAAATCCAATAACAGGTGGTAGCACTGTTGATGATATTCCTTTTTACCTAGCCGTACAGCAAGGAAAAGTTCCTGGTTATACAATGGTTAATAAGTTTGGATATAATCCTAGTATTGGTTCATTAGCTTTTGAAACTATCTGGGAAACAGGAAATAACTATCCTTGGCAATCTTCAGCTGTTACTGTTGATG